CTCGCTTATGCTTAGCACAGTAGTGCTATCGAACGAGAACCAAACTTGCCGAGGTGGGGGAGGATGTCACAGTTGGGTTAGCAGTCAATCAAATGACTGAAATTATAACTTATGTGAAAGGGGGAGACAATTTCAATAGAACACTAATCCTTACTATTGGGCTGGTTGCGATTTGTATCGTTGCATATATGTATATTTTTTTTTGAAAATGCGATAGCCTTACTTAGGGAAAAGAAATAATTTAATGGGTGCGTAAGTATGAGAACAATAAAAACGAATAGAAAATATAAACATTTTAAGGGAAAATATTACCAGGTATTATACATTGCAAAACATTCAGAGACAGGAGAAAAATATGTAGTTTATCAGGCATTATATGATGATTACAGTATTTACATTAGGCCATATGATATGTTTGTATCAGAAGTGGATCATGAGAAATATCCTGAAGCAAAACAAAAATATCGTTTTGAATTAGTTGAAGAATAATTAGAAAAGAGCAGCGGATGAGCTGCTCTTTTTACATGCAAATAAATAATAATTATTTGGATTCATTTGAAAATATCAAAGAAACGACTGCCAGACCGCCGCAAATCAAGCACCAGCCAGACCAGATTGCCAAGTCACTATAACTTCCACCTAAGGTGAATCCGGCGATTGCGCCCAGAAGGAATAAAACAATTAGTGCAATGTTTCCGCCTTTGCTACCTTTTCGTGTAGCAATTGAAACAATACCACCAGCTAATAACATAAAGGCTACAAATATTCCAGCAGTACCACCAACTTCTCCGTTTTCTTCTAATGAATTAGAGATTCCGGCGGCGCAAGACTGAAATGCCACGAGGAAAAACAATACAATAGAGATAATTCCAGATACCAATTTCCAAGTTTTCATAAATTTCTTTCCTTTCCTTTTGTGAATTTATAATTTATAAGTATTTGTCTTATTATACAACAAAATATAAAATAAATAAATAGAATACAAATTTATTAAAAAATAATCGCATGAAATATTATTATTTTAGATTGCAAAAAGTACATATAAGAGCAAAAAAGTAAAGTGTTTGATTGTTGACTGTGGCTTGTTAAAATGACAATATAAGAACATATATTCGATTAATTGGGAAGGAATATCATGGAAAATGAGGAGTATAAAAAAGAAATTAGTGAAATACTAAATGAAATGGAAAATAATAAAATATTAAAATTAATTTATAATTTTGTAAAAAGCGGCTACAAAGAAGAAAAACAGGAGGATTAATTCTCCTGTTTTTCTAAAATCAAAAGCTACATAATGAATTTTTCGTAAAAATCGCAAAAAACTTCTTTTTCTTCCTTACTAAAACTATAATAATCCATTATAATTTTTTGAAAACGCTTGTCATTCGAAAAGATTTCTGAACATACTTGCATAAAATTCTTATCCCGCGATTCTTTTTCCTCGATTAAATCAAATTTAGAGATTCCGAAATAATCTGCAATAACTTGAATCTTTTTCATTTTTGGCATTATTTTTCCTACACACCAAGTATTAAAAGTTGTTGGCTTAAATCCTAGTTCTTCCGCAATTTCTTTTTGCTGTTTGCCGCTTTTGTGAATGTAGTAGTTTAAATTTTTAGAAAAAATTCTGCACTGTTTTTCTTCCTCGTAATCTTCTTTTTCCGAGTTTATCAAATCATAAACTTCCATACCTAAAACCTTGGCAAACAAAACTATTTTCGATAGTGATAAATCAACCTCTCCCTTTTCTATTTTCGCAATAGAGGAGCGGCTTGTATAGCCTGTTCTCCTAGCTAATTCCTCTTGAGACATATTTATTTTTATACGTTGTTCCCTGATAGCAGAATACAAGCTAGGAATAGGACTCATTGCGGCTTTTTCTTCGTCCCACTTTACAATAAGTTCCGGTGAAATGTCTAATGCAGAAGAAATTTTTTGTACTGCCTCAACGTCAATTCGTTTAATTTGCCCAGTCTCGTATTTTTGCATTGTCGATTCTGTAATCCCCACCTTACAGCCGAGTTCTTTCAAAGTCATATTTCTTTGCTTTCGGTAAAATTTTATATTTTCTCCAATTTCAAATGTAAAGTTACTCATTTTCTGACTCCTCCTCTAATAGCCTATCTATGTACCCGTAAACTTGATACTTGTGATTACTATTTAATGATAAAAATTTAGAAATATATTCCGAATCTTGCGAAAAATCAAGGCTTTTGTCAAGGATATCATATCCCATAAGCCACAGGGGGTTAACCCCTAGAATTTTAGCAAGTCTTTTTGCAGTTAATTCAGATGGTTTGTGAGATCCGTTTATATATTGGCTTATTGAGGATTTACTTACGCCGGAAGCGTTCGCCAACTCTTGAGGTTTCATATTTACTCTATACAAGGATTCGGATAATCTTTTGGAAGTAATTTTGTATTTCAAATATTTCCCTCCTCATATTCAAGGTGTGCATAGCATATAATATAATAAAAATTAAGTTTTTAGGAGGGGTATTATGGACTATAAAAAAGAAATTATAAAAATGCTTGACATGGCAGATGAGCGTTGCCTAAAACTCATCTGCGTACACATCAAGGCTTTATTAGGACTGAGGTAATCAGTCCTTTTTATTTTGTTGTAACAATTCTACCATTTTCTGTAGAACTTCCCAGTCGGATTCGTCTAATGCCGCAAGCATCGAAATAAACTTCTTCTTAAAAGAATCATCTTCGCTTTTTAGTGCATCGCCAACAAAACGTTCAATCTGTTCATCTCTTGTTAATTCGATGAACATTTCGCCGTTTCCAGTTCGCAGCCATTCTTCGTTGACATTGAATTTAGTACAAATGAGGGATATTACAGCAACACTTGGATTTCTCCTACCTGTTTCATATCCGGCAATATTATCTCTTGCACTCCCTATTCTGTCAGCAAATTCCTGTTGAGTTAAGTCTAATGTTTTTCTTAACTTCCTCAATCGCTCTTTCATTTTTTCACTTCCTTTCTGCTATTAATTATACCGCACTATAATGCAAAAAGCAATATAAAAATGTGACTATGAAACAAAAAATGTACAAAGTCACAAAAAAAGTATTGACAAATGTGGCAAAGTCATATATTATAGTGGCATAGCAACAAATACAAAGCAAACAACAAAAGCGAGGTGAGAAAAATGTCAGAAAAAGAGAAACAGATTCTCGAAACGATAACAAAGGCAATCCCTAATATGTCCGAATTTAATAAGGGCTATTTACTCGGTATGGGTGAAGCAATGGTTAATAACAAGAATCAGGAATCTAAAGATAAGAAAGAGGGCGAGTAAATGGATGCTTTGATTCCTATTAACTACGACGCGGAGCAACCGACTGTCTCCGCAAGAGATTTGCATAGAGCACTTGGAATAAGCAAAAGATTTTCGATGTGGTTCGAAACAAACTCGCAAGGGTTTGCTGAAAACGAAGATTTCACCAGCGTACTTGTGAGTACGGAGGTTCAGAACAACGGCGGGGTACAGATTAGAGACTTACACGATTACAAGTTATCTGTAGATATGGCAAAACACATTTGTTTAATGTCCAGAACAGAAAAAGGGAAACTGATTCGTCAGTACTTTATTGACCTTGAAAAAGCCTGGAACACACCAGAGCAGATTTTTGCTAGAGCATTAAAGATGGCTGACAAAACTATTGAGTCATTGAAATCTGATAATGCGGCATTGCTGGCAGATAACCGCCGCATGAAACCGAAAGAAGTTTTTGCAGATGCCGTGGCTACGAGTAAAACTTCAATACTTGTCTGAGAGCTGGCTAAGATTCTCAAACAGAACGGAGCTGATATCGGGCAGAACAAACTGTTTGCATGGATGCGTGAGAAAGGATACTTAATCAAAAGAAAAGGCTCAGATTACAATATGCCAACGCAAAAATCTATGGAAATGGGACTTTTCGAGATTAAGGAAACCAGCATTACGAAGCCAGATGGCTCGACACACATAAGCAAAACTACCAAAGTAACAGGAAAAGGGCAGATTTACTTTACAAATAAGTTTGCTGCAAAAGATAAAGAAACAAAATCTTTACCTGCCTGACGTGGAGGACAATAATGCTTAAAAGATTATTTCGACATTTCTTTCCGATAAGAGTTGTGAGGATACCAGATAAAACGCGTCTGATGTGTTTCTCAAAAGACGGAAAGAAGTATTTAAAAGTATTTAATACTCAAAGTGGTGCAAACATCTGTTTCCAGATAGAATCCGTGGATTATGAAAACAGTGATTTAAGAGACGAATATCATCCAGAAACGATGTTTGCAGATATTGAGAGCAATCAATGTGTCACGATTTTATAAGGAGCAATATAGAAGGCACAATTTTTATTTAAGTGAGGAAAAAGCAAGGAATTAATCCCTGCCTTTTCTACTTAGGGAAGAAATTATTTGTTTGATGGCTTGCTTATCTTCGTCATCGAGAAGTGAATATTGTGTCAGCATTTCTAATATATCGGGCTGGCTTATAATATTTTCTACGATTTCGTTAGGCTTGTTATTACTTTGAGAACCCACAAGATATGTAGGAGTGATTTCCAAAACACCGCAAAGCAATTCTATTGTATCCATATCTGGTCTACATTTATCTTTTTCCCAATCACTTATTGAATTGTGTTTTGCTCCAACTGCATCGGCAAGTTCTCGTTGAGTTAATTTTTTCCCTTTTCTTGCTTGTTTAAGCTTTTCACCGAAAGTCATATTGCCTCCTTTCAGTAATAATAATACATCGAAATTATCGAAAAGTCAATAATAAAATTTCGAAATTCTCGAAAAAAATGCTTGACATTCGAAAAGTTCGAAGTTATACTGTAGTTGTTCGAAGAAATCGAAATCAACAGAAAGGAGAATAAAAATGTGTGTTGGACAGAAAATCAAGTTATACCTTGAAAATAACGGCATAACTCAAACTTTTGTAGCTGGAAAGACAGGAATTTCCGTTCAGAAATTGAATCTTTCACTTAATGGAAATCGCAAGTTAAATTTCGACGAATACGAATTAATTTGTGGAGCATTAGCAGTTGGAACAGATAAATTTCTCGAACCTAAGCTTCCTAAAAAATAGAAAGGGTGATTAAGATGTTAGATTTGACAGTTTTTACAAATGAAGAATTTGGAGAGGTTCGCACGATGGTAATTGAAGGTGAACCATGGTTTGTTGGAAGGGATGTGGCAGAATCATTAGGATACGCCAAAGCTAGAAATGCTATTGCAACCCATGTTGATAGTGAAGATAAAAAGGACGCCCCGATTCAGGGCACCCTTGGTGGCGTACAGAAAATGACCATTATTAATGAGTCAGGACTGTACTCTTTAATATTTGGAAGCAAGTTAGAGTCTGCGACACGATTCAAACGCTGGGTAACCAAAGAGGTTCTTCCGTCCATTAGGAAGACGGGAGGGTATAAAGTGCCAACCTCGCCAGCGGAACAGATTAAACTTCTTGCTACAGGATTTAGTGACCACGAATCCAGAATTGAAAATTTGGAGCAGAATATGGTTATCGACTATGGGCAGCAGCAGACTTTGAAAAAACATGTTAATCGGGTTGTACTGGATGCACTTGGCGGTAAAAATACAGAAGCTTATCACTGTATGAGCAAGAAGGTGTTTTCCGAATGCAATCGAGATCTACAGGACAGATTCAAAGTAAACAGCCGAAATAATATCCCTCGTAAGAGATATGAAGAAGCTGTTGATTATGTAGATTCTTGGACACCTTCGACAAATACAAAGTTAGAGATTCAGGAAGCAAATTACCAGCAGAGATTTGCGGTGTTATAGGAGGCAGAAGTGAAAAAGAAGAAGAAAAAAGAAATATTTTCAACCTCGAAAGAGGATTTCAAAAAAATCGGAATAGAGCTTACTGACGAGCAATATGATGATTTGTGCCAGATTAATTTATTTATGATGCTGATGCCGGATATTCCAGTATACAACATTTTGCTAATCTTAAAAACGTTAGGATTAATTCCAACCGAAATACCAGATAACGAGAGCGGAAACGATGGCGATGATAATTCCGCTAAAAATTCCCACGAAGAATTTGAGAGAAAGTTTGGAAAAATAAAATAGTTTTTTCTTAACTTTTTGAGAATTAGAAAGATATTTTCTTCTCCCTAATTCGGTCGGAGAAACAACGGATATATCAGAATATACATATCCCTTGTGCTTGAGGGAAACCAAATATTGCCGATATGTTCCGAAATTCAATTCAGTTAATTTCATAAAAGTGTCTTGGTTGATTTCGTTTTCCAAATTAACGTTTTCAATTAAAAGACCTAAAAAATCGTTTTCATTTTTAACCATGATATTCCTCCTATATGAAATGGAGTATATCACTTTTATTCAAGAAAGGATAGAGTTATGAGTAAAAAAATTAAAGTAGGAGACAAAGTAAGCATCGCAAAGCCGACGAAAGAACATGGCAATTTAAAAGGAGAGATTGCAGAAATCACTTTTATGGTGCCAGATAAGCAGTATCAGTATCGTTATGTACTTGCTTTTGAAAATCAAAAAGACTGCTATTACTTCAAGGCAGATGAATTAAAACTTGCTTCCAGAGAAGAAATTATCATTTATCGAGATGGGAACAATATAATCGCTCTGGACAAGGCCACAAAATGTAAGGGAATTGCGAGATACAATCCAGTAGACGATTTTAATTTTGATACTGGTGCAAAGCTAGCTTTTGAAAGATTGCAGGATATCAAAGGGAAAGGAAAAGTTTACAACGGAAAGGTTGTGTGTATCAAGGGATGCTGCGGATTTGAAACAGGTCGCATTTACAATGTTGTAGGTGGAAAGCTTATCAACCCCAAAGATGGAAGAGAGTTACTTCATTATAAAACGGCCCTCCCAGTTTTATTTTCTTCCTTTGAGGAGATAAATGCATATTTTGATGAAACGACGATGTTAAAACGCAACAAAGATAAAATTGAATTTGTTGAGATTTTGGAGGATTAGGGATGTACATAGGCATAATTGTTGCGTTTGGAGTAGGAATGTTTTTTGGAGCGGTTATTGGCTTTACTGTGACTTGCGTTGCAATCGCTGGAAGAGCACGAAGATTTAAAGCGAAAGAGCCTACAATAAATCTGGATAACGCAAAACAGAGAGAAGCTTTTGAGAATTTGATGGATTCTATCAAAAAAATGAATGATGTAGTTGAGGAAGGAAAATGAGTCCGACATTTGCAGAAGCCTTAAAGAAAGCAAGGCTAGAAAAGGGATGGACGCAGGCACAACTTGCGGAAAAAGTAGGAATATGCGCCTGCACGCTCTATAAATACGAAAAAGGGGATTATGAGTCATCCTTAATCAACATCGTTTCACTGGCAGATGCGTTAAATTGCCAATTTCAGTGTGGAAAGGCTAATTTTGAATTTGTGCCACACGAATAAATGCTGATTATGAAGATTTTAACATATTTTTTATTAATTAGCAACACCATAGGAGGAGTCATGGAAGATAAAAAAACTTGGGATGAAATGGTACAGGAAATTGCAAGATGTTTGAAAGAGAAGGAAAAAGATGGAGGAGTTGCCTCTGAAATCATCAAAGAACAGGAGAAAAAAATTAAGATGTTAAGAATATTTTCGGGCATAGCAATCGGAGTACTGATAGGAGAAACATTATGCAGAATTTTAGAAAGAAAGCGTGGAAAGTAGTAGGAAATATAATTGTTGTGGTGTGTATTTTATTTGAAATATGGATCGCAGCCAGCTGGATGAACGTGCTTGCACACAATGACCCTTGGCGGGGCGATAAAAAGTATGCACCCAATAATATTTTTGTTTTAATTGAGAGGTTGGGGAATGATTAACATTAAAGATTTGGCAGAAGTACTTTACAAAGTGGATGCAGCACAAAATGCCGGGAATTATGTCTCATTGTTATTCGGAGATGTTACAGTGATTCGCATTTTGAGGAAAGATGCAGCAGAAGAAAGAATTGAAGAATTCCATATTCCGTTTAAAGGAGAATTTCAAGACGATAAAAAGGCGGAAGATGGTTATATTCGTTGCATGAGCAGATTAAACCAATTAATTGACTGGGAAGGAGGCAAAAGTGATGAGTAATGTAATTCCGGTAAATTTGGAAGACACAAACGAAGTGAGATTAGCTGGAGAAATTGAAAAGCCATTAGAATTTAGTCACAAAACTAATTCAGAAAGTTTTTTTAAAACATCAATTATTATTAAACGATTAAGTGGGGTATGTGATGTAATTCCGTTAATTATTCCAAATAAAGTTGTAGATAACATGATTCATATTGAAAAAGGGATGTTTGTGGAATTGACTGGAAGATTTCAGTCAAGAAAAGAAGATGAAAAAATCAATTCATTTGTATTCTGTAAGGAAATGTGGAATGTGCCAGAGGGAACGTATAAAAATATATGCTCTGTTTGTGGAAGCATATATTTAACCCCCAAATTTCATACGACAGGGAAAGGCGTTAGCGTGACATATGTGTCAGTAATTGCGGCAAGAAAATTTAATAGAGCAGACTTCCTTCCGTGTATTTGTTGGAACAGGATTGCGGAATTTGCACGTGATCTACCAGAAAAAACCAGAGTTTGCGGGAAAGGTAGGCTTCAAAGTAGGGAAGGAACGAAAAATGATATTCCACATACGTTTTATGAAATTTCTCTATCTGGATTAATGAGGATAGAGGATAAAAAGAAGAAAGGAGCCTAAAAGTTGAAAGAAGTATTAGTAAAAAAAATCGAACTGGAAAATTATAAAAATTTTTCAGGGATAAGTTTGCCGATGTTTGCAAGAAGTAAAGTGAGCGGAAGAAACCGTGTCGGAAAAACAACGCTTATGGATGGATATTTTGACACGATCACTGGAAAGATGGCAAGCGGAAAAGAGCCGGATGAAATTCGTAGGAAAGAGAATGGACAGGAAATCCCCAAAGTGGATGTAGTGAGAAGGATTGTCCTTGATATTGACGGGAAAGAGCACACAATTCAGAAAACTACACGTCAGAAATGGAAAAAGCCTAGAGGGAAAACAGAAGAGGTCTTTTCTGGAAATGAAACAAAAATTGAAGTGGATAATTATTCTGTTAGCAATAGGGCTTTTACCGAATGGATTTCTGAAAATATCACGACCCCAGATACGCTTCTTATGTGTAGCAATCCTGTTCCGTTTTTGAATATTTTACAAAAGAACACAAACGAAGCAAGAAAGCTCTTGGAACGATTATCTGGTTTTAAAATCGAGGAATTTATTGCTCAAAATCCTCAATACACAGATATTGCAGAGCTTTTGGAAGGTCATAAAGTGGAAGATGTTCTTTCAAAATTTAGAAAGCAACTGAATGAGCAGAAAAAGAAAGTAGCAGCAAAAAATACAGAAATCAAATACGAACAGGGCAGAGAGCTTGTAAAAGTTGATGTGGATTCTTTGCGAAAGCAAAAAGAGGAAGCCGAAAAACAGCTAGAAGAGCTGAAAGAGAAAGAAACGCGGTTAAATAATGCAATAGAGGCATCTGACAAACTAAATTCTGAAATTTTAGAATTGCAAAAAAGAAAGCAGGAGATTGTTTCGGAAGAAGAAAATAAACTGATTGCGAAAAGAATGGCTGTCAGGGAGGAACTAAACGGTTTTGAAAAGTGCAAGAATGATTTTGAAGCCGAGAAAAAAGCTATTGAAAGCAGGATGGAAGAATTAAAGCAAGAGATAGAGAATACTCAAAAAAAACTGGAGAAAGCTAGGAAAGATTATGTCGAAGTCAGAAAACAGGAATTTGACGAAAGTGAATTAAAAAAGATTGAAGTGGAAGAATTCGATGAAAGCTTTTGCATTTGCCCGACTTGCGGTCAGGAATTTCCGGATGAAATGAAGGAAAGAGCCAGAGAAAAATGGGAAAGTAGCAAAAAAAGTCGCATAGATGCACAGAAAATGCTCGAACAGAAGTTTGAATCAGACAAAAAAGAGAATTTAAGTCGGATTACTTTGGCAGGCAATAAGGCAGCGGCAAATCTGAAATCATTTAAGAAAGAATTTTCTGACTTGGAAGGAAAAGTTCCAAAACTGGATGAGACCATTAAAAATAGCAAAAAAGAAATTGCGGAAACCCAGAAGGAACTGGACGCTGTTCCACCGCATGCTAATTTGACCGGAAATGATGAAGTTATATCCATTAATAACCAGATAGATAACAAGAAAAAAGCACTTATTGAAATGTCTAAAACTGACGCAAGAAAAGAAATAGCCGAAACAAAAGAAATTACTATTGAGAGCATTGCCCTATTTAAGGGACAGATTGAGGCATCCGAAAAGGCTCAAAAAGATAAAAAAAATCAGCTCGACACGCTTAATGCGGAATTAAGAGAACTATCCCAGGTAGAAGCCAATCTTGAACAAAAGATAGATTCGGTTCTTAACTTTTCAATCGAAAAGAATAAAGCTTTGGCGGATGAAATAAACCAATATTTTAATCACTTTGAATTCGAATTTTTGGAATATACCATTGAGGGAAATCCGGTAGAAACGTGCAAGATGGTTGTGGATGGAATTAACTATTTCAAAGGGTTGAATCATGGAGATAGGATTCTTTGTGAAATAGACCTTGTCAAAGGTTTACAGAAAATGAACGGATTAAATATCCCTATTTTTGTTGATGATAGCGAAAGTCTTGATTCAGATAGGGTACCAGATATAGAAGGGCAGCTGATTCTTTTAGAGAGAAATGACAACACTACATTATCGGTAATTGAATTCTAAATCTAAAACCGAAAAGCAACGAGAAAGGTATCGAATCGCGTTATAAGGCATTGGAACAGCGAAGAGTAGCAAAGCGTTGATTCGCAATGGAACTGCATAGTATGGCACGGAAATGAGCAGAGTTGATTGTACTGCAATGAAATGGCAGGGCAGAGTGGTGCTAGGTGATGCAGGGCAGAGCGATGGCATAGCACAGAAATGCATGGAGTAGCCCAGTACTGTGCAGTTCAGAAAGGGAATGGCGTGGAAATGAAATAAGACGTGGTGAAAGGGAGCAGCGCAGGCTTGTACGGTAAAGCAAGGGCAAAGATAAGCAGTCAAATGCATGGAAAAGCATCGGAAATGCAAGTAAAAGAAATGTGCTGAGCAGAAATGAAAAATATTAAGTATTTAAGAAAAGGAGAAACAGAAATGAAAGAATTAAAAATCAGAGCAGAGTTTATCGAAGAATTGTTAGGAAGTGCAAATAATGATAAGGAAATTCATGCAGAATTTATTGCAAGCAAAGCGCCAGATGCTCCTTCTAGAGAAGAGGAGATTGAAGCCATTGGCGTCGATGCAGTGATTGAAAAAGGAAAAACTATTTTTCCAAAGGATGAAGATGAAAATCCTTTTTTATACGATTATCAAATTAAAGGATTTCTTAAAAATGCGGCAAAAGCTTTTAATTATGTAAAAAAGATACCGGCATACAAAACCAAAATTGATAATCTGGTATTTGTATTTCCAAGAAAAATTCTTTTACAGTTTCCAGAGGGAGCGGGATTAACCGATTGCCAGAGACCGCTTAGAGCACAGACTGCACAGGGAGAAAGGGTCGCATTAGCAAATTCAGAAGCGGCACCGGCCGGAACGGTAATTGAATTTACAATTAAATGCCTAGAAGATACCTTTGCAAAGAATCTTAAATCATGGCTTGATTATGGAGAATTAAATGGAATTGGACAGTGGCACAATTCCGGAAAGGGTAGATTCAAATACACAATTATTGAAGAAAGTGAGGAAAAATAAGATGGAGAATAAAATTAAATCTTACAAAGGGTTCCATAAAGATATGACTTGCCGCGATTTTCAGTATAAGGAGGGAGGGGAGTATGAGGAAAAACAAGCTGATTTATGTAATTCGGGATTCCATGCCTGCGAGTATCCGTTAGATTGCTTTTATTATTATTCGCCAAATTGTAGTGTTTATCATGAAGTCGAACAGGAAGGCGAATTTTCCAAAAGAAATAATGGAGATTCAAAAATTGCTTCCACCAAAATTAAAATTGGAGCACAGATTAATATTGCAGGTTTGGTAAAAGCGGCTATTGAATACACTACAGAAAGAGTAAAGAAAGAAGCGAACTCTGATGAATCGCACGGAGCATCTTCGGCAACAGGAGA